TTTATACAATACATGATCAGCCGTAAAAGGCAGAAGTATTTGGTACCCAAGGACATGATCCTGTTCCTAAAGGACATTGGGGCCAACCGCAATGTGTTCCAGGAATACGGCTGGAAGAACGTGGGCACCCTGTTCAAGGGTAACATTCTGAGCTACGGGATCGAGTTTACCAAAGAAGAACTAGACACCGAAACCAAGGCCAACGGAGACATTGTACATACCACGTATGGTGTAGAACGTATACCAGATCCTATGCTGCTAAAAGAAATGCAGGCCTATCAGGACGGGGTGAACGTGGATAGGCTGGTAGCCTTTTGTGCCCTGATTGCCTTTGCCAAAGTGCAGCAATCTAACAGAGGCTACAGTAAACGTGTAGAACATGCCCATCAAAAGTTGGAGAACTCACAAAAAATCAGTAAATTAAATTGGGGACCTTTTAGACATATGGGGTCCTCTAAAGGCAGTTCTATAGGTCATAAACCCCGGAACCCTTTTAAAAACCTCAGCTAACTCCTATGGAAACCCAAGAACTCACCCTGCACCAGCAGAAGGTAACAATCCTAAGCCGTCTTGTAAAAGATAATCAACTCACTTTGGAAGAGGCCCTGCTTCTTTTAAAGGAGGAGGAGAAGGAACCTGCAGAAATCACGGTGGCTCCTTATAATCCAAACGGAATTGGGACTATACAATGGAACCCTATGCCTTACACTTCTACAGGTACACTCCTGGTTAACACCAACGGAAACGTAGGCATTGGAACAACTACCTCTAGCTCCAATACTAAACTCTCTATCAACAGCCCAGATGCTGACCTAAATAATTAATGCATGGAAATATTAAATGCACTCGACCTCAAGAAGGGGAAGAAAGCTGACTACAACAAGATGGGTACGCTGGTTCAGCCTATTCAGTTCCTTTCAGAAAAGGAAAAGGACGAAGAATGGAGAGCCTGGAACCTAGACTGGTTAGAATTCCAGGGCATGAAGCAGCTGAGACGCAACGCCCGCAGGCTGATGAAGAACTACAAGCTGGCCAAAGGCATTATTGATAAAAGTGACTATATCGTAGAAGAGAATAACGAGATGGCCGACCTGATTGATACCCTGACCAAAGAGGATCAATCAGCACTGGAACTGAAGTTTTACCCTATTATACCCAATGTCGTTAACGTACTTGCTAACGAATTTAGCAAACGTACCTCCAAGATCACCTACCGTGCCGTAGACGATAACTCGTACCAGGAAATGCTTGAAGAAAAGCGTTCCCTGATCGAGGAAACCCTGCTTCAGCAAGCTCAGCAAAAGATGCTGGTAAACATGATCAACATGGGTATGGACCCTGAGAGCGAGGAAGCAGCCGAGATGATGGCTCCTGAAAACTTAAAGAGCCTTCCTGAAATAGAAGAATTCTTCCGTAAAGACTACCGTTCTATGGTAGAAGAATGGGCCACTCACCAGATGAAAGTGGATACCGAACGATTTGGTATGGCTGAACTGGAAGAGCGTGGCTTCAGAGACATGCTGATTGCCGATCGTGAGTTCTGGCATTTCCAGATGAGGGAAGATGATTACGATATTGAGCTGTGGAACCCGCTGCTTACTTTCTATCACAAGAGTCCCGATGTCCGTTACATCTCCCAGGGTAACTGGGTGGGTAAGATGGACATGATGAGTGTATCGGATGTGATTGACAAGTTTGGCTGGATGATGAACCAGGAGCAACTAGAAGCCCTGGAAGCGATTTACCCTGTACGTTCTGCCGGTTACGCAGTACAGGGATACCAAAATGATGGAACTTATTATGATCCGACCCGATCACACGAATGGAATACGCAAATGCCTTCCCTGGCTTATAGACAGTTTACTTCTCTTTATGATACCAAGTTTGGAACCGGGGATATTGTGGAGTGGATACTTTCAGATTCTGAAGACACGATTGATTTTGGCAAGACACATCTCTTACGTGTTACTCAGGCATACTGGAAAAGCCAGCGTAAGGTGGGTCATCTTACCCGCATCAATGAGAACGGAGAGATTTCTCAGGACATTATCTCTGAAAACTACAAGGTGACTGAAAAGCCTTTGTACAACACTACGCTGTATAAGCAAAAGAGCAAAGACAACTTAATATTTGGAGAACACATTGACTGGATCTGGATCAACGAGACCTGGGGTGGTATCAAGATTGGACCTAACCGTCCTGCATTCTGGGGAATGAACAACCCGGGAGGTATTAACCCGATCTATCTTGGACTGAATGGCGGTAAGCCAGGACGTATTCCGTTTCAGTTTAAAGGAGACTCAACACTATACGGCTGCAAATTGCCGGTGGAAGGTGCTGTATTTGGTGATAGAAACACCCGCAGTATTTCACTGGTAGATTTGATGAAGCCTTACCAGATAGGCTATAACATTGTAAACAATCAGATTGCTGACATCCTCGTAGACGAGCTTGGTACAGTGATTCTTTTGGACCAGAACGCTTTGCCACGTCACTCTATGGGAGAAGACTGGGGTAAAAATAATCTGGCCAACGCCTATGTGGCTATGAAGAACTTCCAGATGCTACCGCTGGATACTACCATTACCAATACAGAGAACGCGATGAGCTTCCAGCACTACCAGGTGCTAAACCTCGAGCAGACCAACCGTTTGTTAAGCCGTATACAACTGGCTACTTATTTTAAGAACCAGGCTTTTGAAGTGATCGGTCTGAACCCTCAACGTATGGGTCAGCAGATAGCTCAACAGCAAACTGCCACCGGTATTGAGCAGGCTATGAATGCATCATATGCACAGACTGAGCAATACTTTACCCAGCACTCTGACTACCTGATGCCACGCGTACATCAAATGCGTACTGACCTGGCACAGTTCTACCATTCTCAAAAGCCAAGCTTACGCCTGCAGTATATTACTACCAATGACGAGAAGGTAAACTTCCAGATCAATGGTACGGATCTGCTAATGCGTGACTTCAATATATTCTGTACTACTAAGACCAATCAGCGTCAGGTGATGGAGCAACTCCGTAGCCTGGCTATGAATAACAACACTACCGGTGCATCAATCTATGACCTGGGTAATGTGATTAAGAGTGAATCAGTGGCTGAGCTTACTGGTGTACTCAAAGATGCAGAACAAAAGAATATTGCTCAAAAGCAGGCTGAAATGCAACAGCAGCAGCAAATGCAGCAGGAACTTCTGGCTAGTCAGGAAAGACAAAAGCAAATGGATCTGCAGTTCAAGAGTGATGAAGCAGAGAAAGATCGTCAGAACGATGTTCTTGTGGCCGAAATCCGTGCAGCAGGTTATGGTGCTATGATGGACCTCAATGAAAACAAGGTGAGTGACTTCAATGACTCGATGAAAGAGATCCGCCAGAGTGACCAGTACCGTGAGCAAATGAGTTTTAAGCGTGAGCAGGAGATCAATAAATCAAGCATGAATACCCAGAAGATTGAGCTTGAAAGACAACGCCTGCAAACACAAAGAGAGATAGCAGATAAACAACTGGAAGTGGCGCGCGAGAATAAAAACAAGTATGACGTAGCTAAAAAGGACAAGAAATCCAAGTAAGGCTTTTTAGTTATAGCGCTATTATACGTACATCAGCTTTCTAAGTTCTACAAGAAGTAAATTCTTAAGGTTTAAAGTTGTATATTTTTAATGTAGAGATACACAACAAAAACCAATCCTTTACTTATGGAAAACCAAACAAGTGTACAGACTAATGTACAACAAGTAGATCTTGATTTAGACAGCTGGTTAGGAGCACCTGGTGCAGACAGCATCGTTACTCCTGCAGGTACAACACCGACAGCTCAAAGTAGTAAACCAAGCATCTTTTCTGCAAAGGGTCCAGACCTGTCTTTTTTAGATGATAATGATAATCAAGCTGATACAGATGATGATCAAGACGATAAGAAGACTAGCGACACCGACCCTGCTGCTAATAAAGACACTAAAGCACCAGTTTCGCGTGAAACAGTAGATGACCTGGTAAACGGCCTAGATGATGACCAGGATGTAGACCAAAAATCCAAAGGCGGACGCCCTAAAACAGAGAAATCTGGTCTTGTAGAGTTTCTAAAGAAACGCATAGAGTCAAACGAAATGTTTGCCTTTGATGACTACGATGAAAGTAAACAATCACTGGAAGACTACTTAGGTGGTCTGGCAGAAAAAGATATAGAAGAGCTCTGGCAGGCAAACGTGGACAACCTTAAAAGTGAGGTGGCCGCTAAAACCCCGAAAGAGTTTTTTGAATCTCTTCCCGATGAACTCCAATACGCAGCCAAGTATGTGCTGGATGGTGGACAGGATATGAAAAGTCTATTCCGTGCCCTGGCACAGGTAGAAGAAGTAAGAGAACTGGATCCCACCAAGGATAACGACCAGGAGGTAATTATCCGTAACTACTTGCAAGCCACGCAGTTTGGATCAGCTGAAGAGATCGAAGAAGAGCTTACCACCTGGAAAGACCTTGGTGTCCTAGAAAAGAAAGCCAAGCAGTTTAAACCAAAGCTGGACCAGATGCAGGAAGAAATCGTGCAGGCTCAGCTGGCAGACCAGGAAGCTCGTCAACAACAACAGCACGAAGCAGCGCAGGCTTACACGCACAATGTATTTGAAGCCCTTCGTCCTGCAGAGATCAACGGACTAAAGCTGGATAAGAAAACCCAGGCTCAACTCTACTCTGGTCTCACCCAACCACAATACCCTTCTATTAGTGGTCGCCCTACCAACCTCTTGGGTCACCTTTTAGAAAAGTATCAGTTTGTAGAACCAAACTACCCACTGATTGCAGAAGCCCTGTGGTTGTTATCAGATCCTGAAGGCTACCGCGGACAGCTTACCAAGCAAGGTAAGAATGCAGCAGTAGAGCAAACCGTTCGCCAGTTAAAAACGGAACAATCCCGTAAGAACGTGAGCAATGCTTATCAGGAAGAAGACGAGCAAAGACCTAGAAAGCTCGTACGCCCGGCTAACATATTCAAACGATAACCTACTTATTTTATTAACCCCTTAAATCCAATGCCCTATGGCAACCCCTGTTCTTAACAATGGTATATTTCTACGGGATACCAGCTATCAAACTAGCTCGCACGTAGATTCTTACCACCTTTCTAACCTGCTGAAATCTGCAGAGCCAACTGATCTTGGTCCTGTTGATTTGTGGGCTATGGCACAAAAGGTAGAAATGCCTTTATACCAAATGTCTTCTTTTGGCGGAAAGAACGTTATCTCTGTAGACAACGCGCGTGGTGAGTACAAATGGCAAGTGCCTGTTGCTCAAGATCTTCCTTACATCGTTGAAGACATCGAGTCTGCAAACGCTACAAAAGGTATAGACGGTCAGTCTTTCAAGATCAAGATTAACAAGCGTTCTTTTGGTCATGGTGATATCCTCACTTATGACAAATACAATGGTGTGGAAATGTACGTTACTGCAGACGATATTATCCCTGCTGGTGACGGTTTCATCTACACTGTTCAGTTAGTGAATAACGACAACGCGAAGTACTTAGACAATAAGTATCTGAAAGTTGGCACTAAAGTATTCCGTAAGGGTTCTGCCCGTGGTGAATACGGTGAAAAATTCTCTGATTTAGGTAATGTATCAGCTGGTTTCCGTGAATTCTACAACTACGTAGGTGGTGCAGAAGCTCACGTACACTACAGCATTAGCTCTCGTGCAGACTTAATGTTAAAAGGTGGAATGAAAGCTGACGGTACAGTTCCTGTAATCGAAATGTGGAGAAACTTTGACAAAACAACTGATCCTTCTATCACTAGCCTGGAAGACATGGCGTCTAAGATGGGTAAGGACTATGTAAAGAAAGCATACCAATCAGGTCAACTTTCTCGTACGTTCTTAACTACCCTGGAAGCAGCTCACCTGACTAAGATTGCAAACGACATCGAGACTTACTTAATGTGGGGTCAAGGTGGTAAGGTTAAGCAAGATGGTCCAGATGACATCCGTCTTTCTGTGGGTCTTTGGAAGCAGTTGGATAATTCTTACAAGCGTATCTACAACAAAGGTTCTTTCAACTTAGAGCTTTTCAAATCTGAAATCTTCAACTTCTTCAACGGAAAGGTTGAGTTCCAAGGTCCAGATCCTAAGCGTCAGTTGATTGTACAAACCGGTATGGGTGGTATGAAACTGGTTAACGAAGCAATTAAGAAGGAAGCTATCAACAGCGGACTTGTTATCAACGCTTCTGAGATTGGTGCTATCACTGGTAAAGGTATGGACTTAAACTTTGGTTTTGCTTACACTCAATACGTTATTCCGTTCTTGGCTAACGTGAAGTTTGTACTGAATCCAGCGTTTGACAACGTACACACTAATGACATTGAAAACCCAATCATTGATGGTTTCCCTCTGTCTTCTTACAACTTTATCATTTTTGATATCACAGAAAACACTAACGACAACATCTACTTGTTGAAGTTAAGCTGGGATAATCAACTGAAGTGGTTCTATCAGAACGGTACCATGGACTACATGGGTCGTACACAAGGTTTCCAAAGCTCTGGCAACTTTAACGGTTACAGAGTATTCATGACACAAACAATGCCTGCGATCTGGGTTAAAGATCCAACAAAGGTATTGAAGATCGTTATGAGAAACCCGATCACTGGTGGATCATTCTAAATAACTGTACTAGTGTGGGAGGGCCTAGAAATCCTCCCACTTCTGGTACAAACTTGAACAGTAGTCAGTCCGGATAGTAGCCACCAGCCCAGCTGGATAAAACACCCGCATCAGTCTGACTCATTTGCCTCTCCCTGGATTCATATCCTTGGACCGATACTAAGGACTAAACTCTCTAGTATTTCCCCCTAAACCTGTTGTACGCAGACTGGCTGATCACCGGAGAGCTTGCAACTCTCAACAGGTTCGATTTCCGGAATAGATCCGGATTTATAAAAACCAAAAAAACCAAACATGAGTAGTGTAACTATCGTAGAGAAGTATCCACAGAACAAACGTTCAACCATTGCTATCAGACCTTTCTTTGATCCAATGGTAGACAACATGGGTCTTCAGAAGTATGGCTTAAGTCTTTTTGACGGTGCCTTTCATGAAGAACCGATTTCTTGTCTTGAGATTAACGGTATCAAAAGATACGTAACTGGCTTGAATGAATTTGCTCCTGAAGTGAAAGACCTTCCTTTAGAAGAGCAGGAAGCCAAGATCAAACAAATCAGGGCCGTGATTGCAGAACTTGAAAAACAACTTGCTGCAAACGTAATTGATATTACTGATGAACAGTTCTGGAACAAAGTGAAACTCTTAAAACCAGACAATAATGAGTTTTGGGATAGAATCAAGGTTAGATGCAGTAATGAACCAGTATACCTGGAGCCGGAGAAAGATCCGTATGATCTAATCAGACTTTACGCTATTGAAGCCGGTGGATTTTCTATTGTAGCAAAATCATTGGAAGAAGCAAGAAGAATGCCGGTGCCTCCTAAGTTCTACTTAGACAAGCTGGAAGAAACTGCTTCTATACAAACTGAGGTTAAGAAGCTTCGTAACAAAGCTCTTGCAGAACTTCAGAAGTTATTTGACAAAAACCAGAACAAGTTACTATACGTAGCAAAAGTGCTGGATCCAAATTCAGCTCAGTATAAGAAAACCACACCGAACGATGTTATCTATGACAATATGGATAAATACATCAACGGAGAACTGGTAGAAAAAGACAAGCGTAAAACAGGACAACGTTTCCTGGATGCTGCTAACCTGGATATGGAAACCTTAAAGATCCGTGCGATCGTAAAAGATGCGGGTTACTTTAAGTTTATTTCTCCAAAAGCAGACGGATTTATCTACCACATGAAGACAGGTACTATGATGGGCAGAACGCCTTCAGACGTAGCGGAATTCTTAAAGAATCCTTTGAACGAAGAGGTCCTGATGGATCTGCAAAAATCAGTTGAGAAATACTGGAACCAGTAATAGACTATGACAAATGCTCTCCTACAGATAAAGATTAAGCAACGGCTCAACAAGCTGGCTTCTATGGACTATGATAACATAGAGTGTTGGCAGATCCAGGAAGCGTTTAACAAAGCGCAACTGGAATGGATCCGCAAGCAGATGTACGGAATCAACATCCGTAAAGAAGGCACCGAGCAGTCTACCGGACTAATCGATGACTTACGTATCCTGCTGAAAAGCGTTAGCCCGCAACCGATCAACAAAAAAACATTTGCTGAAGTGACGCTGCCTGCAGATTACATGTACTACGTAAGAACAGACGTACATGCTAAATCAGATTGCTGCCCGGAGAGACGCATGACTGTTTATGAAGTAGAAGAAGCCAATATGGGTTTACTGCTTACTTCTGATACAAAAGGACCCAGCTGGGAATGGGCGGAAACGCTTAGCACCCTGGTAGGAGATAAGCTCAGGGTGTATACCAATGATGAGTTTACAATTACTTCCCTGGATCTTTTATACTACCGTAAACCAGCCTATGTAGCTTTTAACGGATGCGTGGATCCAAGCACAGGAACTGTAAATACCAGAGATGTTGTCTGTGAATTTAAAGATGACATTGCAGAAATCTTGGTAGATGAAGCAGCTTCGATCCTGGCAGGAGACATTGAAAGTCTAACACAATATCAAAGACTTACTCAAGAAGTACAAAACAATAGCTAACAATGGCCCTAGTAAAATTACAAAGACCAGGTGCTGATTCACTGGATACAAAGACAGCAGCTTGTGTAACAGAGTTGATGAACTCAGCTTTTAGTTTTCATAAGCTACATTTAAAAATAACCGGGGCTGGATCTTATGCTGCTCACAAAGCGCTGAATGAAGCCTACGATGCCATGCCTGGTCACGCAGATGCACTGGCAGAAGGATACCAGGGTGCAGTTGAAAAGTTGCTGGATGTAAAAGAAACAGCACCAAGAACCCTGAACACCGTAGAAGAAGGTCTTGCTTACCTGCGTGAAATTAAAGAGATGGTAATTAGCCTGCAAGCCATCATGCCGCACACAGAGATTGTGAACGACCTGGACAACGTAAAAAGTACGATCAACAGCATTAAGTATAAGCTGTTGTTCCTTAAATAACTGTTTTTTTATTTATTAACCCCAAAATCTAATACCTATGTATTTTCCACATGCGTTTAGAAAGTCGTTCCTACCTGCTAGTACGACTTTAAGAACATCAGGAACTACTGCCGCTTTAACAGCTGGTCAGGTAGGTTTCTTCGATGCAAAGACTTTTGCAGCCTTATCAACAGGTGCAAACAGTCCGTTTATCCTGGCTCAAGGTTCTTACTTTGCTGCTGACAAAATTGGCCCCGTACACGGTGGTTACAAAGAGTCTGTTAAGTCTAAAGTAATCAACCCTAAGTACATCAGCCGTTTGATCAAAGTAAGCGGTAAAGCTTCTAAGAACCAAATCGTTAAGATTGACGCTTCTGCTTGTGCAGGTGTTACTTGTGACAGCACTTTCCGTCTTCGTCTTGACGTTAAAGGTTCTCCAGCTTTACGTTTCTTAAGCCACAACCTTTACAAGACTTTAGATGCTTACAGCGGATGTTGTGATGTATCTAAGAGTGCTGTTGACCAGGCTGTGATCCTTTTGAAATGGGCAGACCAAATCAATGAAGCTCCTTTATTGAAAGATTTCATCCAAGCTAAAGTATGGTTAGAAACTACAGCTTCTGTAGCTATCGATCCTACTGCTGGTTTAGCTGTTATCTCTGTAGCTAATGCTGATGCAGCATTGTTTCAACCTGGTGAAAAAGTAGTTCATTCTTCTTTAGCTCCAAACAGCTTAGTTTTATTAGTTGGTGCTGCTGATTCAGCTAGTTCTGGTAATACAAGAATTACTCTTACTCAGAATGCTGTAAGTTCAACTAACGGTAATGCTGCTATTTTTAGTGCACAAACTACTGCTGGTTACACTCCTGCTACAACAAGCCTTGGATCTGTAAATGTTCACATGGACATTATCACAGCTTATGTGGACACTACATTCGGTACATGTACTTTTACTCCTACCGATAAGTATGATTTAGAGCCGTTGTTTGTGTATGCTTCTATCGTAGACGAGTCTGGTGACCCATGTGCTACAACTTGTTTCAGTTTCTCTGAAGTACAGGCTCCTGTACAAGCTTCAGGTGTTGGTGAAACAGTTCTGCGTGAGTTGATCTTAGATGGTCGTTACTTACAGAATGCTTATCCTGACAGCAGCCGTGTAGACAGCCTGCGTATGCGTGAGATCGAAGCTGATCCAGCTTTAGCTACCGTAAACCGTAGTGGTCTGTATGATCAAGTATTGATCCTGCACAATGTTCCACGTTTCAACAACCCAACAAGCACATTTGACAATGATCAGTACTTGTTAGTAGTTCACGTACCAGCTGGTACTAGCACTGTTAGCATCACTGACTTCGTAAGAGATGCTTGTACAGCGGCAAACAACGCGGTAACTCTGGAGACTTACTAAGTCTACCTATAACGTTCCTTAAAAGAGGGAGTGGTCTATATGGACCCTCCCTTTTTTATTTTGGTAAAGTGCCTGAAAAATGTTATATTATTTATGAGTAGTATACTCATTTTACCCTCCAAAACTTCATAAGTTTAATCCGATGGCCCAGAAACACCAGTTAAGTTTAGAGCTGCCTGATACCAATAATATCAGGGTAATGCGTTTATTTGATACCAGCTTGTATGCTGAAGGGTTGCCTGTGGATTGTGGAACCCTTTCTATTACTTCTCCAGGCTTTAACCTGCCTGTAAATATTGAAGTGCTTCCTGGCTTTAATACAGTGCTTACTGCCTGTACGCTGGGACTTCAAACCACTGGTTGCCAGGACGCGTCCCAGCCTTTACCAGATGGTATCTATACTATCCGTTATTCCGTATCTCCAGCCAGCAGTGTCTTTGTAGAATACCAGCATCTTCGTGTTACCCAAACAGCTAACCGTTACTTCAACCTCCTGGGAGAGTTGGAACTGGGAACATGTGAGCCGGATGCAGATTTAAAAGAACAGCTTTCTGAGCTGAGACTTATCAAGAGTTTTATTGATGCAGCCAAAGCCAAAGTGGAGTATGCACATGATCCTGAATCAGGTATGATGCTTTTGGTGTACGCCAAAAAAAGACTGGACAAACTAACCAGTAATAAATGTAATCACTGCTAATAACCAACAAAAACCAACCTATGAGAACCTGCACAAACTGCGGTAAAGAAATTACCTGTGGCTGCCAGGACAGAACTGCTTCTAACGGCACAAGGGTGTGCAGCAGTTGTCTGGCTTTTTACGAGCAAATGCTTGTACAAAAAGCAATCGAAGCCTCTAACCCCCAATACTATTCCTCTAATCCTGATGAGAACATTATTACCTAATAAAAAGAAGCATTACAAAAACTTTGCTGACGGTGTATTCCGCCAGTACATGAAGATGCGTTATGGTATAGACTCTTGCAAATCAGATGTAGACCTGGATCTGCTCAGCATCCGTAAGGACCTGGTAGACTGGGAAGCAGCTGAAGATGCAGGTGCATTATCTGATACTACGATTCAGTACAAAACCTGGCTGGGTGTCACCTACGATGACGTGCTTTATTCTAAAGGAGGTGTAGGTTTTATAAGCAGCCAGCAGCGTGTTGGTCCTTCTATGGGACTGAACTATGTTAGTCAAAACATTAATCAGAATATTATTGAGGTGAATACTGGTGGATGTATCACACGTATCAACCTGAATCCATCTATCGTGGTTAACCAGAACAGTTCGTTTGTGTTTACACAATCAACACCATCTACAGTGTGGGATATTCAACATAACATGAACCTTATTCCAAATGTAACCAGTGAAGATGCGACAGGTACTGATATCGTAGGTATCATAGACGTGATTGATAACAACAGACTCAAAGTATATTTTAATCAACCGGTTGCCGGAAAAGCATACTTATCATAATGGCATTACCCCCAGGACAGCCGACATCGGTAGCATACTATCATGACATTAACCTGATTAAAAACCAGTTGATTAATGCAAAGCTTCACCCGGTTTCTACTGTGGAGCGTACAGCCCTTGCATCTACACTTAACTCAAATGACCAGGGGCTTATTGTATATGATAAGGATATTACTGTTTTCTATGTCTGGGATGGTAATGAATTTAGACCAATAGGTCTTACAGATGCAGAAATAGATATGCTGTATGAGGCTTTTGACCGATCTGTAATGGAAATAGATGTTATCTCTACTCAAACAGAAAGAACAGTAAAGCTTACTTATAGAGACGACACATTTATACAAGACAGTTTTACATACGCATATATCCATACGCAAAATTCACCATCTGCTACCTGGGTAGTAAATCATGGGCTTGGAAAGTATCCATCTGTAACAATAGTTGATAGTGCAGAAGAAGAGGTGATAGGAGAAGTGATTTACACTAACAGCAATACATTAACCGTAAAGTTCACCGCTGCGTTCAGTGGAAAGGCTTATATAAACTAAACTTATAAACAACCCCAACCTATGGCAAAAAAGTTTTTAACTAACCTGGACCTCGCCAAAAATCAGATTCTGAACGTAGCGTTACAGAACTTGGCCACGGCTCCAACCTCTCCTGTAACAGGACAAATTTATTACAACACGGCTGACGCCAGAGTTTACTTCTGGGATAGTGCAGCGTGGGTTGACATGTCAGGTGACATCCAGGATGTACTGGGTGGAGCTGGCTTAACAGCGTCTACATCTGGTAATGGTGACGTAATCACCCTGGATGTAAATGTAGATAACGCTACAATCGAGATCAACGCAGACACCCTGCGCATTAAAGATCTTGGTGTTACTACAGCAAAACTAGCTGACTCTGCAGTGACCACTGTAAAGATCAATGCTAACGCAGTAACCTTTGCTAAGTTACAACAACTGGCTTCAATGACTATTATTGGTAACGTCACTGGCTCTACAGCAAATGCTGCTGAAGTGAGTGTTATTACCGATGGAACATTAGCTACTGCTTCTAATGCCAACATTCCTACATCTACTGCAGTGAAGACTTACGTAGATGCTCAGATTGGTGCTCTTGGAAATTTAGAAGGAGCCTGGGATGCGTCTACTGGTTCTTTTCCTGTAGGTTCAAGTCCGGTTGTTGGTACTAAAAAAGGTGACTACTGGTATGTATCAGTTGCTGGTACAGTGGGTGGTATACCTTTTAACGTAGGTGATGTATTGATTGCACTGGTAAACACTGCTTCAACAACTACATACGCAGCTAACTGGACTTCTTTAGAGGTTAACCGTGACCAGGCTACTACAACTGTACTGGGTCTTGTATTTATTGCTACACAAACAGAAGTAAATACCGGTACTGATTCAGTTAAAGCCGTAACTCCTGCAACACTTGCTGGTCGTACTGCTACTGAAACAAGAACGGGTATTGCAGCAATTGCTACTCAGGCTGATACTAACACTGGTACAGATGATACAGAGATTGTTACTCCGCTGAAATTAAAGACCAACCTTGCTACATATAAACATTCAGCAAACGTTGTGGTAACTACAGCAGGTAACTACACTGTGACACACAACTTGGGTACGACAGATGTAATGGTTAGAGTTTCTGATACAAGCAATAATGAACTTGTAGTATGTGATGTAACCATCACTTCTGCAAATGTAACAACACTTGCTTTTTCTGGATCTCCTATTGCAGGTACTTACCGAGTTGTTGTGAGTTCACTCTAATAAATCTTATTAATGAAGTTTCTTTCTGATATTTTAGCTAGAGCTGGCTTGGTAGTAGAAGGTGTGGTTACGTTGAACAACGTAGCCAATGCTACTATTGATACAGACAAATTTTTAACAGTTGACTCCGGTGTGGTTAAATTCCGCACTGGAGCTCAGTTGTTGTCAGACATTGGCGGGCAGTCTTTGCTCACAAACCCAGTTACCGGCACAGGTACAAGTGGACAGGTAGCTTACTTTAATGGTACTACAAGTTTAACAAGTTCTGCAACTTTTGCTTTTACACCTACATCACAGTTATTAGTTAATAATAGTGTTACGGCTGCATCTGCAATAGCAAGAGGTACTAACCTTACTCCTACATTAACGGCATCTGCTAATAGTGATGTTCTTGTGGGATTGGATATAAATCCAACGTTTAGTAATGGTGCTTTTACGGGGGTGAGTAATGTTGGGTTGAGAACACAATCCATATTAGTTGGCACTTCAATAATTACAGGGGTTACTGATGCTGTTCAAGTTAAATTATCAAATGCAATAGTATCACTACAAAATACAACAGCTACAAATTATGCAGGTGTTAATATGTATGACGATAGTAATACATTAGCAGGAAGTTTTGCAATTGGTGGTACTGCAGCATCAGTACCTTCGCTTGCAGGTAATTTCTTATTTGGAGCAAGAAGAGCTGCAGGTAGAACAATAATTGTAGGTGGTGCAAGTGCTACTCAATTAGCTACAATGTTTTCTACTGGTAACTTCCTTATACAAAATTCAGGTACACACACAGACGCAGGTTTCCGTCTTGACGTTAATGGTACTGCAAGAGTACAGGGGGTTATTACAGGTAGTGTAAATGGTGGTAGTTTAATTTTGGGTACTGCAAGTTCAAATAGTCCTGCAATAACTATTACAGGTTATTATGTAGGTAATGGTGCAATTAATATAACTACTACTAATCCAAGGTCTTTCAATTCTGTTATAGGTGGACAAGGTAATGGTATTGTACTCACGTATAATGGGGTTGCCCAAGGTCAAGGTGGAACTAATACTTACTTTATTGCATCAGGAAATATAAATCTTACTGATGGTGCTATTGATTTAAATGGATTTAATTTTAGTCCTACAATAGTTAGTGCAACAGGTGCTACTATAAAAGCATTTTCAAGTGGGTTATCTGCTGCAACTAATCGTTGGAACTTATTTATGAGCGGGTCTGCTTCTAATTATTTAGAAGGCGATACTGCAATAGGAACTATCACATTAGGTACTGCAACTAAGTTCACATTAGGTGGCTCAGAAACGGCATCCTCTGCCATAGCAAGAGGTGGATTAATAAACACTACCTTAGTAGCAGCAGCAAACAATGATGTATTAGTAGGATTAGATATTAACCCTACGTTTACTAATGGTGCGTTTACGGGGGTGCAGAATATTGCATTAAGAACAGTTGGTTCAGGTAGAATAGATTTTAATAATTTATTAAAAATTTTACCTAATGGAGGAGCAGGAGGTAATGCATATATTTATACTGAAGGTTCTTCTGTGTTAATTATACAAGGACAATTAGGAACAAATATTGGATGGAATAATAATGCAAATACAACTTGGTCGACTACTATAGGAAATGGAGCGTCAAGAACTGCAATTCTTGGTTTATTTAAAAGTGATAATGTAGAGATTGGTAGAGTATTTAATACAGGAAACGTATTATTACAAAATGGAGGTACATTCACAGACGCAGGCTTTAGGTTAGATGTAAATGGTACTGCAAGAGTAAGTGGTGCTGCTACTTTATCTAATTTAGCAGGTACAGGTACAAGAATGGTTGTTGCTGATGCAAATGGATTATTATCTACCCAAGCAATTGCTAGTGGTGCAGTAACAGGGACAGGTACAACCAACTATATACCTAAGTTTACTAGTTCTAGTTCTATTGGTAACAGTATAATATTTGATGACGGAAACTGTATTGGTATCAATACATCTTCTCCGTATAGTGCATCTCAGTTTAAGCTGGATGTAAACGGTGGTTTTATTGTTAAAAACACCTCGGGAGTTAACGCTCAGTTTGTAATGATTAACTCAGACCCTGCTGCGGGAGGGAATAACGCGTTTTTTGTACAGACTGTTGGAGGTGCAACTACAACTACCTGGGCACAGATTCAAACATATTATGGTACTTCAATAGCAGCCGGAGCATTAAGACTGCAGCCAGCAGGTGGTCAGATCTTAGTGGGGACAACGACAGCTTCAGCATTTACAGTTGATCTAAACGGTACATTAAGAGTTTCGAGTCAGTTGACTTTAGGATCTACTATAACAAACGGAACATTTACTTACACTTTACCAGGTGCTACCGGCACCCTGGCTCTTACAAGTGATATTACTACAGCTGTAGCTAACTTGGTTGCATCTGCACCAGCTGCCCTTGATACATTAAACGAACTTGCTGCTGCTTTAGGTAATGATGCTGCTTTCTCTACAACTGTAACTACTGCTTTAGGTAATAGATTACGTATAGATACTGCATCTCAAGGATTAACAGGAACTCAACAAAGTAATGGTCGTACTAACTTAGGGCTAGGTTCGTTATCTATTTTGTCTTCTATAGGAAATGCTAATATAACCGATCTTGCTTATTCTAAACTTACAGGTGTTCCAAGTACATTTCCTCCTTCAGCTCACACGCACGTGTGGACTGATATTACAGATAGACCTACTAACTTAAGTGCATTTACAAACGGACCTGGTTACATAACATCTTCTTCTTTATCTTCTTACGTTCCGTACACTGGTGCTACAACCAATGTAAACCTTGGAAACAATACTTTATCTGTAGGTTTTATAAACATTCTGGGTAGTGCACTGGGAGCTGCTGGTTATTTAGGACTTAGACAAAATGCTAGTATTATATATGCAGGTAGTGGTTATACAAGTATAGTTGCAGAAGATAAAACTTTTCTGTCTATACAGTTTGACCAGGACGGAGGAACTAACGGTAAGTTTGCAAGATTTAATGCAGCTGCACTAACTAATAACACACAAAGAACCTATAGTCTACCTAATGCTAGTGGAACTTTAGCACTTACAAGTGATATACCTACTGTGGCTGGTGTATACTTACCGTTATCTGGTGGAACTCTTACAGGTGCTTTAGGTGGTACAAGTGCTACATTTAGTACTCAATTAGTAGTAACGGGATCTACCAATGAGCAATTGGTTTTGTCTTATACGGCCGCAAGTGGAGGGTTTA